CGGGATGCCTTGCGGTTGCGGGGGTGATTGCGATGGCTCTTGTGGCGGCGGCATGATGTCAGACCCCGTATCAGGAAATCCTATTCCCGTGGGTTCCAGCGCAGAGAATGTGCGGGATGATATCGAAGCAATGATTAGCGAAGGCGAGTACGTTCTCCCAGCTAACGTGGTCAAATGGCATGGCCTAAAACATATCATGGATATGCAATCAGAGGCTGAAATGGGCCTCATGGGCATGTTTGATATGGGCCTTATTCAATACGCAGGTGAAGAGGAAGCTGAAGAACCTGAAGAGGTTACTGAAGCAGAAGACGATGTTCCTTCAGAGGAAGTCGAAATCGAAGTCGCTGCCGTAGAGGTAGATGACATGCTGGATGAAGATGAGGAAGTCGAGGAGGTCTACCCCAAAACATCCAAACTACCAGGCATGATGAACACACCAAAAATGGTGTTCATGTCCTAACGGGCTACCCGCCACAGAGCGGCCCCCAACGAGGCAAAATACAATGGCAAAATATAGACGTTTAGATGAAGATGATAATGGTCTTTCTTACTCTGAAGAGCTAGCAAAAGAACAAGATGTGCAGTCAGGTGGCCCAGAGCCAATTGATGCTGAAGACACAACGTACAAAAAACGGTACGGAGATCTTCGCCGACATTCTCATCAGTTGATGCAGCAAAAAGATCAAGAGGTCGCCCAGATGAAGGCGCAACTTGAACAGGCTGCAAAGGGACAAATCAAATTTCCTAAATCCGATGAAGAGATTGATCAGTGGTCTAAAAAATACCCTGACGTTGCTAAAATTGTTGATTCAATTGCTCGAAAACGTGCAAACGAAGCATTGGAAGAGGGTGAAAAGCGGATGGAAGGCTTACGCCAACTTGAAACTAAACTAACCCGAAAAGAAGCTGAACAACAACTTGTTAAGATGCACCCTGATTTTCACGACATTAGGCAGGATGCGTCATTTCACGAATGGGTGGCTATGCAGCCACAGTACATTCAAGATGCTTTGTACAAGAACAACACTAACGCTGTTGAAGCGTCCCGTGCTATCGATCTTTATAAAGCGGATACAGGCAAGCGTAAGACTAAGAGTAGGTCAGCCGCACAGGCAGTAGGGCGTACATCTAGTTCTGCCCCCAGTATAAACCAGCGTGGTGCATTTTCTGAAAGTCAGATCGCATCTATGTCAGACGCAGATTTTATTAAAAACGAAGAGGCCATAAAAGAGGCTGTCCGTAATGGAAGTTTTGTTTATGATCAAACTGGCGCAGCAAGGTAGCTTGCAAAGTAAATAGTTAAGTGCTATAATAAAGGTATTCAGCTAGAGGTAGTCGGGTGTTCTTCTAGTTGGATTATGTCTTGATCTGCATTTATTAAATGGGATCAAGGAGTCACCTGAGTATGTGACGTATCAACTGCTCTTTACTCTTTGAAGATACGTTTCCATGAGACATATTTTCTAAGAGGCTTACCTCTTAAAACACAGAATAGAGCCACCGCAAGGTCTACCTCTGTTTCTGTTTATTCCCAAGAATTTAGACGTTTAGTCCACCAGTGTGGTGAGGCCCGTTTGCTTGTTAGCTGCAACTAATTAGGCACTCGCACCCTCATATATCACTGCCACTCAATTGTCCTCTTCGGGGTCTGTTCGGGCATTTCGCCCCGCCATTCCAAAGGAGTACATAAAATGGCATTCGCAAAAGCATCAGGTTATACTAACCTCAACTCAGGCGGCTTCTCGCCCGTCCTCTACAGTAAAAAAGCACAGCTTGCTTTTAGGAAAAGTTCTGTAGTCGAAGCTGTGACTAACACCGATTACGCTGGTGAGATCGCTAACCACGGAGATTCCGTGACCATCGTCCGTGAACCAACGATCACTATCAACAATCTGGAACGTGGCACAACACTCGCAACGCAAGATCTGACAGACACTTCGTTTACTATGGTTGTAGACAAAGCGAACTACTGGCAGTTCACACTGGCGGATATCGAAGTTGCCCATTCTCACTTAAATTTCATGGACTTAGCAAGTGATCGTGCTGGCTATGATCTTCGTGACGCATTCGATGCGGAAGTTCTTGGCTATATGTCTGGTTGGAAAACACCAAGTTCATGGGCAAGAAACACAACCACATCTGGCACAGTAGCAAATACTGGGGCAGGTACGGATGAATTGCTGGCAGCTAACAAGCTGGATATCACTGACTTTGGTGGTTCTGACCTGGGTGTTGCTGGCGAAGTAACATCTATCCCACTCGCCGCTGGCGGTGGAGCAGGTGGTATTACTTCACCATTAGCTGTTATGAACCGCATCAATCGTAAGATGGATGAGGCCAATGTAGCTACAGACGGGCGTTATATCGTAATCTCACCCCTAGTAGCAGAAATCCTCCTCGACGAATCGAGCAAGCTCATAAATGCTGATTTTGGTGGGTCGGATGAAATCCGTAACGGCAAGCTTCCAGCTAAAATCCGAAACTTTACTGTCTATGTGTCGAATAATTTGCCTTACGTTGGCAACCTCGACACCGCAGCGTCTGCGGGTTCAGAGACTAATTTCGGAGTGATGGTAGCTGGTCACGATAGTGCTGTAGCAGTAGCGGATCAGATCGCCAAGGTGGAGACATTCCGTTCTCCAGATACCTTCAGCGATGTGGTTAGGGGCATGCAGCTATATGGGCGCAAGATCCTTCGCCCAGAGGCGTTGTTCACAGCGAACTATAACCTCGCATAACACTTACTTGGGGGGCGGGTCAAGTACCCGCCCTTCACTTAATTAAGGTTAAATTATGCCATCTACTTATATCGATCTTTGTAACCAAACTCTTCGACGCCTGAATGAGGTGGAGATTGCGGAAGCCGACTTTGGTTCGGTTCGTGGTGTTCAGGCACTCGTTAAGGATGCCGTGAAGGCGGCTGTAGCTAAGATCAACCAAGCGGAGTTTGGATGGCCTTTTAACGCTGCGGAGCATACTGATACACTAGTAGCAGGCCAGACTGAATATTCATGGCCGCAATACTTAAAAGTAGCTGATTGGAACAGCTTTCAAATTCAAGAAGACGATAGTCTAGGTGCAGGTTTTAAAACTCTTAAAGTTATAGAGCAGGATGAGTGGTACTCAACATACCGTGACGCTGACTATACCGCTGGATCAGCCGGGAGGGATGTCCCAGAGTTTGTATTCCCAAGCCATGGCAATGGTTATGGGGTAAGCCCTTCTCCAAACAAGGCGTACACTTTAAAGTTTCGCTATTTCTTAAATTACTCTGACCTTGTTAACGCTTCTGACATTACCCGTATTCCCACCAGTTATGATACTGTTTTAATAGATGGTGCGCTTTATCATATGTATCTCTTCAAAGATAATATGGAGTCAGCCCAATTGTCATCTATTGCGTTTGAAAAGGGCGTAAAAGAATTACAGACTTTATATATAAATAACACTGTTTCCATCCGAGACACACGGGTAAAATTCTAGATGCCTGATCAAATACAATCCTATAAATTAATTTGTAGCGGCGGTCTGAACAGCAACGAAAATCATTTAGATCTTTCGGATAATAGACCTGGCGCAGCTACAAGATTGGTTAATTACGAACCTGGCCTCTTTGGGGGGTATCGTCGTGTTGAAGGATTTGATGAGTACGATGCTAATTACGGAGAGGTAACCGTAGCAGGTCAGACTACAGGCCAAGGTAAAGTACTTGGCCTTGCCATATTTAAAGACGATGTAACAAACACCACTAAGATCATTGCTGCAAGACAGGATGCTGGCAGTAGCAACTATAGCTTTTATTACCACACGGCATCGATTGGCTGGCGTAAATTTACACTAGACCACTCAGTAACTCGCCCCATGACTTTGAATGGTCTGACCGTAAATAAGCTGCGGCACGCAACATTCAACTTTGGGACAGGCAATCACATTGTGTTTGTGGACGGTGTTAATCCTGCCATCATATTTAATGGGCTAAACTGGAAAGAAATCAAGTCTTCCCATGCTGGTGGGTATAATGCAGCAAACAACACTGCGGGTGGCCCACAAGCGCTGAACGCTCCTGCTGTAGTCGATGTATTTGAGAACCATGTGTTCCTATCAGGCCACGAAGCTATCGCAGCGGCAGTAGCTCACAGCGCCCCTAACGACCCATATACTTGGACTACATCGGCGGGGGCAGGGCAACTGGCTTCTGGCTTTGATGTAGTACAAATAAAACCTTTCAGGGATGATTTATTCGTCTTTGGTGGTAATGCGATTAAAAAGATAAATGTAGATTCCTCTAATGAATTTTCACTCGCTCAAGTTACCGCAAACGTAGGCTGCGTTGCCCGTGATAGTGTTTTGGAAATAGGTGGAGATCTAATGTTTCTCGCACCTGATGGGTTTAGACCTTGCGCCTCCACTTCCCGTATTGGTGACGTAGAACTGGAAACACTAAGTAAACCAATTCAAGCAAAACTTGTTGATATAATTAAAAATAAAGATATGGACACGCTTAACGGTGTGGTCATTCGTAGTAAAAGCCAAATCCGTTATTTTATTGATGGCAGTACAGTAGATACAGTCGATAGCCTTGGGCTAATTGGCGGGTTAACTGATAGTTCTGGTTCAATTAATTGGGAGTTTGGTGAGCTTTTAGGTATCAGGGCTTCCTGTTGTACAAGCGGCTATATAGGAACCGCTGAGTTTGTACTCCACGCCGATTATGATGGTAAAGTATACCAACAAGAAAACGGAGTAAGCTTTAATGGGGCAGATATTGTTTCCATATATGCAACTCCGTATCTCGACTTTGGTGAAACAGAACAACGCAAAGTAATGCGCAAGATTAATACCTTTATTCGGGCAGAAGGCCCTTTGGAGATGCTTTTATCTATGACCTACGATTGGGGTCAAGGGGATGTATCCACTCCAGCTACTTACTCTCAAACGTATGAAGGCGCTCCAACGCAATACGCCGGGATAGGCATAAATTATGGCGCAACTAACGTCCTTTACGGCGGCACATCCAAACCAATTATGATCAGCGATATTCAAGGATCAGGTTTTTCTGCACAGGCTACTTTTGTGAGTATCGGGCAGTCAGCACCTTTCTCGATCCAGGGGATCGTCTTTGAATTTACTGCGGCAGGGAGACAATAAATGGCAGGTTACACACGGCAGTCATCAGGAAGCATTCTTAATGGTTCGCCTATTACTGCACCGCCTCTTAATGCGGAATTTAACCAAATAGCATCGGCTTTTAATGCTGCGACAGGCCACGGTCACACGGGCGGTGCTGGTGACGCACAACCCATTGCTTTGGCTACTTCAGTTTCAGGTTACCTTCCCGCTGCACACGGTGGCGTAGGGGGTAAAAATAACTTGGCTGCTACGTCCAATCCCACTGCAACTAACGATGCGGGGCAAGGATATTCTCCAGGTTCCATGTGGGAAAATACGACTACGGGTCGTGTTTTTATTTGCGTGGGTAATACGTCTAATGCCGCTGTTTGGCGTGAGCTTGTGCAGGTTGAAACGTCTAATAAAATTGTACCTCAAACAACGAATACTGTAGATATTGGTGCAGCGTCTAACCGCTATAAAAACCTGTATCTGTCTGGTGGAGCTACGATAGCTGGTACTCTAGACGTGACTGGCGATGCAGGGTTTGCTAATCTATCTGCTACTGGAACTACGACTATTACATCCGTAGACCTTAATTCTGGGGTTATAGATAATACTGTAATTGGTAATACTACCGCTGTTGCAGGTAGCTTCACTACTCTTTCGGCTACTGGAACCACAACACTAGCCACAGTTGATATTAACGGCGGTGCTATCGATGGCACTACTATTGGAGCTTCTACTCCTGCGGGTATTACAGGTACAACTGTTACATCCACGGGATTAGCTACCTTTGCTACCGTGGACGTAAATGGCGGCAATATTGATGCTACAGTCATTGGCGCATCTACTGCGGCGGCGGGTAGTTTTACTACAGTGAGTACATCGGGTCAGGCTACTCTGGCTACTGTAGATATTAACGGTGGTAACATTGACGGTACTATTGTTGGCGCAACAACTCCCGCAGCCGTAACAGGTACGACAATTACAGGTACAAGCCTTGTAGGGCCGCTTACCGGAACCGTGGCGGGTAACGTGACGGGTAACGTATTAGGTAATATTACAGGCAACGTAGCGGGTAATGTAACAGCGTCTAGCGGCACATCCTCATTCACCGATGTGACTATCAACGGCACACTGAACATGAACGCTGGCACTACCGCCACGATTACCAACCTTTCAGCACCTGTAAATCCAAATGACGCAGCACGAAAAGTAGACGTTGATACGGCGGTGTCTAATTTAGTAGATAGCGCCCCCGGTACATTAGATACGTTGAATGAATTAGCGGCTGCGCTGGGTGACGATTCAGACTTTGCTAATACAATCACAACCAGCATTGCTACTAAGCTACCACTAGCTGGCGGCACTATGTCTGGTGCAATAGCGATGGGTACGTCTAAGATTACAGGTCTAGGTGATCCAACTGCCAATCAAGATGCAGTCACGAAGGCATTTTCTGACACCACCTATTTGGGTAAGGCTGGCGGCACTATGTCTGGTGCGATTGAGATGGGCAGTCAGAAAATTACTGGTCTGGGCGCACCTAGCTCTGCAAACGATGCAGTGACAAAAACATATGTTGATACGATTACTGGTAGTCTTAGTTCTGCACAAACCAACGCTAATGCCGCCGCCGCTTCTGCCACTGCCGCTGCTACAAGTGAAACTAATGCAGGTAACTCTGCTACAGCCGCTGCTAGTTCTGCTACATCTGCCGCTGCATCTTATGATAGCTTCGATGACAGATACCTTGGTGCTAAGTCATCTGCCCCTTCTGTAGACAATGATGGTGACGCACTTATAGCTGGGGCTTTATACTTTAACACCACCACTGACATCATGTACGTCTACGGCGGG